GGCTATCTGCGCGCCAGGCATATAGCCCTCGAACACAGCGCTGCGGACCTTATGAAAGGTCCAGCGCTCCTTGCATTCCAGATAACCCTGGATGTGAAGACGCCCCGTAGTGGGGGCAAGCTCAGCCTGCGCGACGATGTACACGATGTGCTGGCTGATGCCGACCTCGCGGACCACATCCAGCGCGGCTTGAGCACGCTCCAGCAGAGTCTGAGTAGTGTTTCCACTACCATCAAGCTCCACAGGAGGATACCAAGTAAATGGCCAGAACTTAGTCTGCTTCGCCGGCATCCTGCAAAGCAGAACATAAGAGGGAAGGTAAGTGGCTATTTACTCACATATTGCCATTCTGGCTATGCGCGTCATAGTGGGCCCCGCCCACGTGACTGGGCGTCCAGATCACGCCACCCTCCAGCGCGCGCTTCAGCGCCTCCAGCTCGCGCTGCACCGATACCAGCTCCGCGAGGCGGCGCCGCGCGATGCGCTCCCACGCATCCCGCTCCGCCTTCGCATCTTTCAGCGCATCTTTCAGATCCGCCCGACCCCCCACGGGGCCGAGATTCTCCGCATTGCGCTCCGCGATAAGCTCCGCGAGGCTGAGGCGGGGCTCCGCATGGGTGCGCTGGAGAGACATTTACCTTGATAGTTTTTGAGGGACGTTACTCCTCTTATTAGCCCACGATTTTCGGGCTAGTAGTAAGCTTTAGTAAGCTGAGAGCGCTGTTACGGCGTCTAGTGATTCGTTGGGCTTCCCCACGAATACCTCTGCGCGCGTTCTATATAAATACCCCAGCTGGGCTGATTCCTAACGCGCCGGATGGGTTACGCGCGCGCGCCCGAGGGTTCGACACTCGCGAACCGTCACGCGCCGGTACAAAATCAAATTGCCGGTACGGCCTCGCGGATTCGAGGATTACGTGCCGCCGCAAGCGAGGCTCAGACTCCTCTCTCGACCCAGCCAACGGGCAACTAGATTTACACCATCAACGGTAACCGCTCACAGCACGCGCTGTGCTAACACGCTTGGCAGCACTAGACAGCCGAGCCGCGGTCTTCCGCGCCCACGACAGCCCACGAATCTGGTTACTCCACCGCACCATAGCAGGATGGGTGCGTGGCAAATATCTGCCAGGCCCAACCTCGTGCCACTCCAGCAACTCGCCGATATTACGGTCGAGCTCTCGTATCTCACGCTCAAGCCTATACGGCCGCATCGCCTGAAGCGACACGTACATCGGCACGGCAAACTGGGGCACGTGTACCGTACCAGCGGCACCAGGCGCGTTACCGGGACGCCATTGCCCGTTTTCATCCTGGTACGGCATCGGAGAGGCGATTGTTGTGCACACAACTTCACCGCCCCTCCGAAACGGATCCCGCGCTCTCGGCACTCGTAGCGGTAGCAGCTTCAGCGGTAGCAGCTTGCGCTTTGCTACTACGCCACGCCACTATCTACTACACGTGCCAAACTCACGGAGATGTTGAGCAGCAAGCGAAGCCGTAACGACTACAGCGGCATGGACTACGGCCTAGCCGAAGTCCAAGCGCAGTACAACCCCTACAAGGAGGCGCTGCTCAATCCCATCAGCGGACCGCTCGTTGGCGTGCCCACTCCGGTGCCCGTGGACACGCACCGCGCCCGCCTGAAGGCGACCGGAACGATCACGGTTTCCTCCGGCAGCATGACCGCCATCGCCCAGCCAGTCCTGGCCCTCTGCAACGACCTGGTCTTCGCAGGGGCTGGCTTCACCGCCGGCGCCGTCGCCTATAACGACGGGCAGTTCATCGACCCCGCCTTTCCGGCGGGAGTCGTCGACGGCCACCTCCTGTCCAACGCAAACTACACTCGCTCACAGTTCGGCGGCGCTGCCGCCGCTGGCGCGAGCTCCGTCCGTGGGCGCGTCGTCAGCGCGTGCATGCGAATCTGCAACGTGTCAGCCGCAAACACGCGCAACGGCGTGTTCACGCTCTTCCAGGACCCGCAGCACACCACCCTGCAGGGCAAAACCGCAAACACGGTGGCGACCGACCCGAAGGCCCGCCAGTACAACGCGTCCACGGACGCGTGGCACACTGTCACGTACCATCCCGTCGAGCCGGAGGAGGTCGACGGTTGGGTCTGGGACCCCGCCATCGGCCCCCAGTCCGGCGTCAAGACGGGACAATACAACGTAGGCGCCGGGGTCCTCGACGGCAGCCTCGCCGACAACTGCCCCGGCTACATGGGCATCTACTGGCGCGGGGATGCCGTCTCGCAGACCTTCCAGGTCGAGCTCTACGTCATCGCCGAATACGTCGGCTCCCTAGTGCAGCCCCTCGTGCGCCCTATCGGCGTCAGCATCGAGGACGCACAGGGAGCGCGCGAGGCGGCCGAGGACATTACGGCGCACACGTCCTCAGCAGCGGACGGTGCTAACCACTCCGGCCACCCGCACAGCGACACGCACCCTACCAAGCTCGACCAGCTGTCTAGCTTCGTCAAGGCGCACAAGGAGGGCCTCAAATCCGCCGCAAAGATGGGGATCGTTGGCCTCGCAGGCGTGACCGGCGGGCCCGCCACGGCACGCGCCGCTGCAAAAATCCTCTACACCGAAGAGCAGATTGCTAAGGCCCAGCGCATCGGCGGGCGCATCGCGGAGGTGTACACCGCCAGTCGCGGAGGCTCTGCGTCCACAGCGCCGTACAGCCGCGGCCCGGCCCTCTCGGGCACGGGCTCGCGGTACACGTCGCCTTACGCTTCGGCGGCACGCTCGCGCACCCCCGCACGCTCGCGCACCCCGGCACGCAGCGCGTCGCGGCGCATGCGCTAAGTAAAAGTTTAATGCGAGTTTTGGGACGCCCGAGGCGTTTCTCGCATCACTTATTCAACGGGGCCCCCCTAAATCCCCCCGACGCGCGACTCCTCGCACTCCCTAACAGGATTGACAGCGTCGGCACTAGCTGCACCCTAACGGGGCAGTGACCACCCTAAGACACAACCAAAAGGTTCCCTGCCGCTACCTCCCCGGCTAAGCCTCTCATAGGCTCGTTCAGCCGGTACGGTAGCGGCGGTAACCAACCACTGGGTAATACTAGTCCAGTGGTTGGTTGTGCCGATCGCAGCGAGGGCCTGCGGCGGCCGAGCGCTTCGGCCTAAGGGCCTACGCTATTGCGATTTGCTCCGCTCCGCTCCGACAAATCGGTCGTTAGTAAAGTCAGGGTGGATGGGTGGGTTTACACTACGCGCTCGCGTCGATCGCAGCCATGCGATTCTCCGTCATATAGCGCGGGCGCGAACCGAACTCCTCGATGCGCCGCAGCAGAGGCTTCAGCTTCTCGTCGCGGTTCTCCATCGCCGGATACCACTCAGTCGGCTCCTCGTTGCTAGTGATCACGATAGTCGAGCTCACACACTGAGTCGTACCCCCCTTAGTCTGAACCTTCAGCTCATAACGGTCGAGCAAATCGAGCATGAACGCGAGCTGCAGCTGCCCGCGGAACTCGCTGAGCTCAATCACATCCTCGCCGTTATAGCCGTCAAACCAGGCGCTGTTGCCGCCATTGCCAAACGTCATCCGGTAGCGGCGCGGGTACACGCGGTCAACCCAGCGGCTCTTGCCAGAGCCCGACGGGCCAATCAGCAGCACCACTTTGGGCATCGCGCTGCGGCGCTTGCCCCACGTGCACATAGCACTCTTCAGCGCGCGCTCGTGGCGCACAAACATCCCGAACCCGTACTTGTCCACTATGTTCTCGAGGCTGTCACCAGCCTTAATATCCGCGAAGACCCTGTCCAAGGCCTTACCGGCCTGGTGAGTCTCCCCTGCGTCACCTGACGGGTCGCCAATCTCAACAGGCTCCGTCCCAGTAACCCGAGACTCCTCCTTGGTACAGTAGTCCTTGTTCTGCTTCGCAGAGCCACGAGCGGCGGCTATCTGCGCGCCAGGCATATAGCCCTCGAACACAGCGCTGCGGACCTTATGAAAGGTCCAGCGCTCCTTGCATTCCAGATAACCCTGGATGTGAAGACGCCCCGTAGTGGGGGCAAGCTCAGCC